CCTCCGCCGGTTCCGAAAAATGCCGCCGGCTTGTCATTCAGGTTGCTATCGCTGGCTGTGTACGATGCTTTTGTCCCTCCGTCAGCTCCTGTGTTGCTAAGCACAATGGTATTGACGCCGCTACCTTTTTGATAGGGCGACCAATCAGAGAGGTTGGTGTTAGAGTCGGCGAGCGTTATTGTACTTGGAGCTTGCAGAGTATAATAAGCCCACAAATCAGTCGTTGGCAGGAGTGATGGTAGGTCTGGATCAACGAACGAAATTGTGTCGGTCAGAATCGCGCGACCCTTGGAGCTCGTTATAACTTGCCAGGATGCTTGGATGTATTCAATCGCCCAGCTGGTGCTGGCACCAGGAGTCTTTGTCCCGACTTTGAAATACTGGAAATATCCGCGGGTGCGGGGGTTTATGTTCTTTGACTTGCCAGCGGAGATGTCGATGGTGGTGTTCGCGGTATCCACCTCGCCCGTGAAGGTGGCGGCGAAATCTGCGATGGCCGACTCTGCCGTGTCTCCCACGCCGATCTCGTAAATCACATTCCCGGACGTGTCATCCATGATGAATTGGACATCGGACAAAATGGTTGGGTATCGCCCTTTTTCAGCGACGATCGGCCCCAGGATGGCGAAGCTGGTGAAAACAGTTCCATCGTCGCGTGCGACTGCGCTGCTGTAGCGCCGCACATAGCCGTCCTCGCCGCCGAGCATCATCACACGATCGCCCGGTGAATCCCCGTCAAAGATCAGCAAGGACACGGGATTGAAGTTGTTGTCTGGATATGTTACCTTGAACCAGCCGTCATGACGGATGTCATAAAACCAATGTGTCGCCACGCCGGTGGTCAATGGCGTGATGAACATGTGCACGCCCTCGGCCTGCTCATCATAGGCCATACGCACAATGTGTGTGTTCAGGTTGGTCGGCGTGATCAGTGGGTCGATGTTTTCTTCCGTGATGTTCTTCGGCTTGCCGCCACCAGGCGCCATTCTGTACACAGATCCGCTGTTGCTGAAAAACATGAGCGTGCCATCGGGTAGCTGCGTCCACGGTCGGCCGAACGCTATGCCCACGGTGTCGGTGACTAGGTCCAGGCGGCCACCGGACTGTGGGTCGCCGCTCATCATCCAGATGGAGTGATCGCACCCGAACAGGAGAACGTCGTCATTGTACGGGATGATACAGTTAATGACGTCCGGAACCTTGCCGATGAATCCATTACCACCTTGGACGGCGTCGAGCTCAGTCTCTACAGTGGGTGCGTAGTCGAAGTCTAGAGGGTTCCCGAGCTTGGACATGAACCAGTTGTACGGATCGCTTGCAAGACCCGATAAGACAATTCGCCCGCGCCAAGCTTCAATCAGCCTGCAAGTGATATTGTTGCCTTGGTCACCGGGCAAGGATCCTGCAGTCGGCGTCCAGTCATGGGCGGTGGTGTTGCTGTGGGTATAGACTTTGTAGCCGAAGCCGTCGGCAAAGTAGAGCTTACCGAATAGTTCCGCCGAGAAGCAGAACGGCGTTTCTGTCGCATCACCCAGGGCTTGTGTACCGGCAACGGTGGCATTGTTGACAGAGGAGGAATCGAACCAGGCGATAACGCCGTTGTTAACCTGGACGGGGGTGATGGTCCGGCGCGACATAGACCCAACGGCGAGCGAGGTCGATATTGTCGTGACGTAATTTAGGTCTTGAATGCGGTTCGCAGATCCGCGAGCCGAGGAGTGTTTGGTGAGACCGGGCCGCGATCCGCCGCGCGCGCGATCTTCTATCTGGTCAAACGGGCGGACGTTTTCGCAATCGATGCAGGTTCCTTCGGGTTGTTCGTTCTTCATGCGAACAACATTGATCCCCTGCATCGGGAACTTGAATAGCTCTTGCTTCTTTTCGCGTGCCATGGTATTATCTACTTATGAAGGAAATCACACTAACACGAGGAAAGAGCGCCATTGTCGACGACGATGACTACCCATTGTTGAGCCAGCATAAATGGTGCACTTTAAAAACCGGCAAAACCTTCTATGCAGTTCGTAGAGGGAAAATCAGTGAAGGTCGTAAAGACGAATATATCTACATGCATCGTGAGATACTTAGAACAAACCAGTTTGTTGATCATGTTGATCGAAACGGTCTCAATAATCAAAAAGGTAACCTCAGGGCTGTGTCTCACAAACAGAATTTGGAAAATACAGGGCTAAGATCAGATAACAAATCAGGCTACACAGGAGTTTATTGGAACAAAGGAAAGCAGCTGTGGTCGGCTGAGATTTTTCATGATGGAAAGAAGATGCACCTGGGTTATCACAGTGAAAAGAACGATGCAGTTAGTGCACGTAAGGCTGCTGAGAATCGTTACTTCAGCCATCACCCACCTGGAAATGAATTCCCGTCATAGGTTGCAAGACTGTAATAGATTCCCCCTACACCCCGAAGCATGCCTCGTCCACGGATCACGTTCTCTGTGTTGCCATTGTACCCGAGGAGTTTCGCACCCCGTTCTTCATCCCTGACAATATTGCTGGCTAGAACCTGTAAGAATTTAGCAAACATTGGTCCTTCAGCACCTTGCAGTCTCAGCTCCGCGGCCGCCAGGCAACTTGCTAGAAATCCACGGCCATGCATTTGTCCGCCGAGTGGATATGGGTGCTCTTTAGTCAGTCGTCTGGCCAGCGACTGATACTGACAACTCAGTTCGTATGATGAATCGGGTGTCGGATGCAACACTAGAATCTGTGTTTGTGGTCCATCTCCCTGCGATTCGTCGGGCTCGTATGCAGCAAATTGCGGGTACGTAGTGAAGTTGCTCTGGTACTCTAAATTCCGAAGTCTTGATGATGAGGTCCACTGGATCGGCTGGTAGAAATCGTTGGCCGTATTGACATAGGCAAGGTTGCCGACCGGACGTTCCCAGTCCTCTGGCAGAGGATACCGACGTTGCGTACCTTTTGTCTCCAGTCTGAAGATTGGTCGCATGAAGCTCCACTCATGAACATGTCGAGCACCTGCTGCATACGCCGGCGGAAGAACAGGTGGGAAGTAGTATTGCCTTACTCCCTCATCGATTATCTCTTGAACGGCCTGCGTTTGTTCGTCATCCCACAATGCAGGATCGTAGTCGTAATCCAGGTACTTACCGACTTGCCTCTGGATGTAGAAGAAATCGATCTGCAGAGACTCAGCTCTGTTGCTAATAGGCCAAACCATCAGGCGCCACCTCCGCGATCGTTTTTCTTGAAGTTCTCATCCGCGCGTATGGCGGCCGTCAACATCTCTTTGAACTTTTGTTGGAACGGTCCGTTGGGATCGTCATCTTGCTTGAACTCAGCAGCGGCAAGATAGCTAGCGAGCAACACTTCACTGTACTGAGCACCGCCGAGCGGATAGATATTCGATGATCCTATGGTGTCTGGAATTGCCACGTATCTGAAGGACAGCGTTCCTGTGTGGGCAGCTTGCGGCGTTGGATACAGTAAGATTTCGTATCTGTGGCCGGTGGTTGGAGTGTGGGTCTTCGCACGCACGGCGTAGTAAAGCGGATAACCATTGGCAGCGGCGCGTGACTGAAGTTGTCTGATTTCCTGCTCTGGAATTTTCTTCGGCTGGATTTGATCCACGCTATAGGACAGGCTTTTGTCCAAGATCGTACCGCCGAAATCGTCCGGCATATCGTAGTCGGTATCTGCGGCCGCAAGGGTGATCGAACCTGTCTTCCTTAGGAATGACCATTCGTATACTGGCTGGTCAGGATTGCCAGATGGCGGAAAATAGAACTGGCGCTGCGCCCTTTCGGAGATGTCCTGAAAGTCTGTGGACTGTGTGTTATCCCACAAACTTGGGTCGCGTTGCCAACCCAACAGAAAGGCACATTCCCTACGAAAGTCTTCATACTGCAACGATAAGGTTGATTCAGCCATTACTGGAACATCCCATTGTACACATCGATGATCCACTCTTTGAATTCACATGTCGTCATGTTGTTTTTTGCCTGATTGCAGTGCCGACAACATGGAACAACATTATCTAAAGTGTATCCTTCTTTTGGATCAACACGATCCAGACCGGTGTAATATAAGGTTCCTCTCTTGCCTTTTTGAGAATGGTACGGCATTGCTTTGCAGTAATAACACGGTTGCTGTATCAGTTTTCTGAAGCATTTATCGCTAATTTTCCATGCTCTATTAAATTTCTGTGCTCGCCGCTTGTGGTCCCTCCATAGGGCTCTGAAGGGGGCTTCTGTTGGTGACATTCCTATCTTGCTGCATCCACAGCTTTTCGTGTTCCCGTTTCTAAGGTTGTTAGCTCGTGTGACAAATTCCTTTCCGCAATGACAACGGCAAGTCCACATAGCCTTTCCGGTTTTTACCCCTGAAAATTGTAGTACTTCGATTCCATTGTAACAATTGCCCGTTTCGTTTATTCTGGCCATTTGTCACCTCAGTCTATTGCGAGTATGCGAACCTTGGCGGTGTTGCCGCTCGTGTTAATCGCGCGAATGGTTGCGACGGTATTCCCAGCTCCATCCGTGGCATTGTCACCTAAAATAAACGGGAGACCGTATCTCTCTGCCACGCCCGTGCCGCGGAGTTGGAAATTGATCGCGTCAGAATTGGAGTCTGTGATCAACAACCTCACACCGAAATCGGCGGCGATATACAGATACTCGAAATCTGTCAGGTCATTGTTGTAGATGAGGGTGTTCGCGGTGTTGGCCAGCGAGAACACGGCATCGTATTTCAGGCCTGCGACAGCAAAGTTGATTGGCTGTTCAACCGTCCCGGCCTGAACCACGGTATTGTCGATCCTCACGGACGCGCGATGATATGCCTGGAGATTGATAGCCATTGTCTCTCCTGAGGTTTACTGGGGCAGGCGAACCCTGTCATGATCTAGCTTACGGGAATCCTGCGAGTCATTTTCGAGAATCGCAACAATCTGACCGTCAGAGATGCCGTAGAATGTACCCTTTACCCATTTATTGCGCCACTTGATTTCCACCGGCGTGCCGCGGTCAAGATCTTTGGCTGTGTCAAGGAACGTGGTCGGCTCAGGTTCGCCGGCTCCCAACATGATTGCGAGAGTGATGAGTAGGTCGTCACTCACACCGCCGGACCTGATCTTCCGGCATGTCCTCTCAAATTTCCAGTAGAGGTCAACCGCCTCTTCTGGCAAGTTGTCAGTTTCGGACAAACCAAGTGCGTACTTAAGTCGGCTTTCGTCTGTTTCCAGGATCGGGCGTGCCATTTCTTCCTCCGTGAGGCTAGGGTCAGATTAAAGAATCCGGGCCCGGATTTTAACCAGGCCCGGATGATTAAAATTTCTTGCGCTTAACTATTGACCTGTGCATCAAAATTGGACGAGGCTTTCGTTCCAATGTTGGTGTACGTGGTGTTGTCAAGCGTGGTGCCATCTGTCTTGATGAAGATGCAGCCGGGCGCAAAACCCTCTGAAGCATCCGCGGGGACAGTGTCGCCCGCCGACAAGATAATACCAACGCCAGGAATCTCGGCCAAGACCTGAACTCCATCGACGTTGTAGTGTGGTCTAAGTGTCTTCGACATAGTGTTTCTCCGGTATGAAAAAACCCGATCCCGGCGTACAAATTCCAGGACCGGGCTTGGCGTAACGAACTGGCACTGGCCAGAACTACGGTGGTTAACTCAAATTAGCTTCCAACGATCTGAGCGCATCTCCACCAGTCGAGAGAAACAATCGGGTCGGTTGTTCCGCCGGACTGGCAAACGAGGGACGGGACCATCAATTCTGTCGGAATATTGGTCTCGATCGTCTCGCCGAACTTGACGCCATCCACGAACACTTCGATTTTCTCGGTGCCTTTGACCCGGAAACCGAGCTTGACAAAAGTGTCGTCAACCAGGGTATGAGGGGTCGTGGTAGAACTTCGCGTGCCGCCGGATTCACTGTGGAACAAAAGGACATTGTCGTCAGTGACAGACTCAAAACCAATGTGGTTGGCCGAGCTATTGGCGGAGGCGGCGATGATGGTTGTGTCAATGACACTCAGGCCGACGAAGAATTCCGGGCCGGTGGCGATATCCGCGGCCTTCAGGCGAGCCTCGAAAATAAGGACATCATCAGCTTGCGGACGAAATCGCTCGCCAACCGTCGATGCAGCCTGGACATTGATACCCTGAGTAGCGGTCGTGCTATTGCAGTCAGCATCGGCAACACCGCCCTCGGCATCTGTGATCAGGAACGTGCCGGCCGTAGCCTGCA